GCTTCTTAATGTACAGAGCATCGGCATGGAAATTTTCTGGGAAGAAAGCTCGTTTTCTGTCAATGTCAAATGCACGTGGGTTTTTCTTAAACGTGCCCTGATATTCAGCATGAGTTGCGCCCATTGCTAAATTAGTTCCGCTCACATAGGCATTCTGATATGCTGATTCTAGTTTTTTGACCGTGTTAGGTGATGGTCTATAAGAGTCCCACTTAGATGCATTCATTTTTCTCAGTGGTGCCCAATATAATTTAGTGCTATTAGTTCCCCATAAATGTCGTTTATTAAAATCGGTGATATTCGAAATTGATGTGCCGCGATTGATTGCGCGGTTGCGAACAGTCTCATAGAAACGTGTTATCTCTTCGACATTACCACCACCCTGCTCCTTTGCACCAAGCTTAACTATATGGTCCCAAAGTCCAGGCGTTTCGCGAATTTCTTTGTCGAATTTAGAAGCATCGTATGGTCCCTTAGCACCTGTAGTAGATAGGGTAGGAATTTTCATTTGGTTTGGTGTAGGTGATGATGCCGTTCCTGGTGGCATATTTGGTGGTATACCAGAGTGCCCACCACTACTGGGTGAAGAATAGCTACCACCACCACCAGAATAACTGCTGCCGCCATAGTTACCACCACTGAAACCACCACCAAAGTTACCACCACTAGGCATACCCATTAATGGCATAGCACCACGAGCAGCAACAGCTTGTGCACTACCTAATCTACCCATATTACCTTGAAGAAACTCAAATCCAGGTGGTAATTGACCAAACTTTAAAAATTGTGACTTCTGTTGCTCAATTTGTTGACGCAAAAATTGTGACTGAAAATCTAATTGCCCCCTACTAGAATCACGCTGTGCTAATCTAATAATTTCATCCATTGCACCAAACCCAGTTTTAGTTTGGTCTTCTTGTTTCAATACTGCTACTTCATTGATAGCTGCTTTTGTTAATCTTTTTGCACCAAGATTCATTTGACCACTGCGTACATTACCTACACTACTTGGTATCCCACCACCATAATCAATGTCATCACCCATAGTTCCATAATTTTTACCAGAAATAATTCTTCTATTTGCTCTCTTTTTCCTGGATGCCATCCGATCCAATTCATTTCTAATTCCAGGACCAACTGTATTCAGTAATTGTTGTTTTTGTCGTTCCGTAATGTTTAAACTGTTTAAATCACTCATTAATGAACTAATTGCAGATTTTCGATAACTGGGATCAGAACTTTTTTTAAATTTTTGATTTGCATTTTGAATTGCAAGTCTTCCTCTTTCCATTAGTGGCAAATTAGTATTTTCAAATGCTTTTTGAATTTGAGTGATATTTTTATCAGCAGTGTTTCTTGTTGAGAAATCAACTTTCTGTTTCATTCTTGTTATAGCATCAGACACACCAAATTCACTATCTTTATCAATGGCCTTTTCAAGATCCTTAATATCATTTAAAATATCAGTTTCATTTGGACCAAGACCAACACTCAAAGTACCTATAGCACCCAAAGGACCAAACCTTGCAGCTCCAGGTGCTGTCTTGGCAACAACTGAAATAAGTGCTTTAATTGCCGCCTTAAGTTTAGCTGGTCTAGCAGCAGCTAAAGCGGCAGCTGATGCACCACCAACACGTGCTACAGTGCCTTTACTCGGTAATAAACTTTTCAATAATTGTAAAATATTACCAGAACCTGTACCTGTTCCACCACCACTAACAACTTGGTCTCTAGGCGTCATTCCACGTACATTTACACGCTCAGATTGTTGATTCATCTCCCTCATGATTAATCTAAACTTGGTATCAAAATCACTGAATTGTTTATCAACCTTATTGTCTAATGCATCAAACTTTTTATCTAAATCTTCAACACTTTTAACTAAACCATTTAAATTCTTTAATTCAACAGCATTTTTTTCTAACTTCTCAATTCTATTATTGACTTTATTGAAATTCTCATCAATAACCTTTACTGCATCATTAATACCTAAAAACTTATTTCGAATTGCTTCAAATTTTTCATCAGCATTACCTTTTGTTACATTATCATCAAATCGACCACGTGACTTTGCTCTAATAACATCACCAACAACACCCATTCTACCCGATATTCTATCAACAAATAAAGATTTAAATTCTTTAAAACGTTGTCCTGGTCTTGCACTTCTAGACTTCAATACCGCATAACCAAGAGATTGACCTAGTAATCCTGTAACAACTTGGTCCTTTCCTCTTTCAACAGAACGTTGAAAAAGATATTTTGGAATGTCAGTAAATCTTTCTGGACCACGAACAAGAAATTCTTCTCTTGCTTGTTGTTTCCTAAATCTTTCTACAATTTTTCTACGTTCAGCAAAAGTTTTTGGTTTTCTAGCCATTTAAAATCTTCTTCTTGATAATGCTTCTTGTTTTGCTTGTTCCTGCAACATTTCCTCTTTTTGCACTTCAATATGTTCAGTTAATAAACTTACATACAAATCTTTCTCAAACGGAATCATATTTTCATATTCTGTTAAACTAAACATCTTATGAATATGAGTCAAAGTAAACGCTGATTTATAATAGTTTTCCAGCGAACCATGACTCATTACAACATAAAAAAATCCTCTAGTGTCCTGAATTCAATTGTTCTCTCATCACCATTTGCATTTTTATACTTCTCACTATGATACATCGATGGCATATTACTTAAAAAATCTTGAATATCATCAAATGCCTTAGATGGAATGGAATCAATGAATTCTTCTAGTTCATCCTTGTTTGCATCTTTACATATATGAATACTATCACCCTCAATAATCTTATCCATACATGCACGTAACATATAATCAAATACTTTATCATCATCCATTGAATATAAATTCTTATCAAGATACATTGACACATTAGGATATTTCATTTGTAAAATAATACCATTGGAAATTTCAATTGAAGTATTCACATCTTTATCAAATTGCACTTCAATTTTATTCAAATCGATTTCAAAATTATATGTTTTTTCATCATCATTATCTCGAAATGCAAGTTTTGCAATATTGGAAACAGAGTTTGCCCTAATTTTAAGAAAAATATATTCAAGGTCAAACATTGCTAATTCTTCAACTTTAAAATCACCATCCATTGCACAATTATTAATTACTTGTACAACAGAATTTAATTGGTCTGCTCTATCTTCTGCTTGTTTTGCCATTAAAAGAATTTTTTCTTCTTTGACAAGCATTGCTCGAAATTTTGATTTCTTTTTGGTTGATGGAATAGTCAACTCAAAGGTAGGATGTTGGATTTTTGGTAAAGCCATATTATAGTTCTCCTATTGTGTAAAACTTGGGTTGGTATCTCTTAATTCATAATCCCAATCTAGATATTCTAATGTTACTGTAAAATTTAAAGTGGAATTAGTATCACCCCAATTCAAAGGAACATCAAGAATATTAGATGGAAAAGCTTCGTAACAAATAATTTTTTGTCTTCTAATTCCTCTCTCATCAAAAATATGTAATTCTACATCTACAGCATACTCACTTTTATAACTTAATTCATATGGAAACAATCCAGGATAACTTGCAGTTGATTGAATCATACCACCACTTCCATTAATTTCATTTCTTTGATGTGGTATTATAAATGACATCCATTCTGTAAAAAATTTCCACATATCATTATTACCATCTGATATAAAATTCATTTGTAATTGTTGAAAATTAGGACCAAATGGACGTTTTTCATTAGGTCCATATGTCCATCTTCTCACGTCACCCATTGCAATTTGATATCCAGGAAAATTGATTGATTGACAATAATATTCCACACTATTTGAAAAACCATTAGTGTAATTATTCAACAAAACAGGTGGTGTTGTTGTTCTGAAAAGAAAACGATTGGTTCTTAATACACCATTTCTTTTATTGATTTGGCCTTTAATACTACCTGGACCATCGATGGTGAAAGCCAATTAAAATCTCCTCATTTTTTGTCTGGATTCTCTCCAAATCTGTTGTTTTGATGCCTTCTCAAATCGTTCTGTTGGTAAATATAATGCCATTTCCCAATCTTCATTACGTAATTTATATATTCTAGAAACAAGATGATTGTTCAAGTATCTCTTAACACATGGAGCATAATATCGAGTACTCGAAATACGTTTTAATATACTATAACTAATTTGTGTACGTCGTTTTTCATTAATTTCATTTGAGTTTTCTACTTTATATACTCTTTCATAAAGTGTTTCCATAAGGATAAATCGTAATCTTGGTGGTAAGTAGTGTAGATTAAGACCAAGAAATCCATTATCATAAATTTCAATTGGTATAACGAGTGGGAATCTATCATAATATGGTAATGTTGCTTTAAGTTTTGGATCATAATAGAATGTTACCATTTTACCTATATGAATTGGTGATATTCTATTAATAAGTCTTTCTCTATCTCTAAAGAATTCATTTCCAGCGACTCTTTTACCAGTAAGACTTTTTACCATTTGAGCAAAAGATTTAATTGACCCTTTAGCTTTTGCTTTTAGGTCTGTAGTATTAAATTGTTCACGTATTTTATCGAAAATATTTGCCATTAGAATTTGATACCTAATTCGTGTTCTGTTAGGATAATAAATTTATATTTTCTATCTGCACAAAATTCTTTAGCTGCTTTCCATTTAGCTTCATTTACTGCATATGTCATTGCTTCTGTTATCATACGTTTAGTTTGTTTTCCATTCATTTTTGGTGGCATTGTTTGTGCCTTTGGTTTTATTTCAATTACAAGTGTTTCAATGACTCCATCTTTTTGTTTTTTTACAAGAAAATCAGGAAAATATCTATGTACTTTATTATCCTTTGGTGATAAATAGGGTATAAAGAATTCTTCTGAACACCATTTTAAAACATCGGGATGATTATCCAGATATAGCATGAATTTGGATTCCCATCGAGAACGATAAATAATATTCTCATGGTCTCCAATGTATTTATTCGGATTTTTAGGTTTAAAGTATCCTTTATAAGTTTTCATGGTATTATTTATATAAATAGTAATAAAGAAATTTTTAAGGAAATTAAATGGTCAGCAACGTAAATGAACCATCTGGTTACATTGGAAGATCAAGAACAGATCCTATTCAATATTTGGATGATACTACTTCTTTTAGTGCTAGGAATAGTAAACCATCTGCTAAAATTGAATCTAAAAAAAATAGCAAATCTATTGCAATACTACAATATCCACAAAGAGATTTTCCTAAATATCATACTACAATTTATCAAATGGACCCTGGTAATTCAGTTCCTGATATAAGTGGAATAGGTGGACTGACAGACTTTTTTAAAACAATTTCTAATATTGCAGAGAAAATATATTCAGATATCACAGAGTTTTTAAAAAATCCACGTTTATCAAAAGGAATAAAGACAAAAAATATTATAAAAATCCCATTGCCTATTCGTGGATTACAGGACCAATTTGATGTTATGTATGATCAAAATTTCAATTATGGAACACCAATAGGAACAGGTGCATTAGGAGGAAGAGCATCAGCAGCTTCAGGTTTATCTGTCAATACATTTAAATCAGTTACACTATCTGCCCCTCAATTCAGAAGACATAATTTAACATTCAAAATGGCACCTAAAGATTTTAATGAAGCAAAAGCAATACAGAAAATTGCATATTTATTAAGAA